CATCAGAAGCTCCTATCGCAACCGAAGCGGTAGAAGCATCACAAGCTCCAGTTGTAACTGCTCAATACATGGCATATACAAAGCCTCGTGTTGATACAAATGTTACAGCAGGACAATATCTAAACGCACAAATTAAAGCATTGGGTGGCGACAATGATGCTCGTGACCTACTTGCAGCATTACAGATTGCAACAGTTACTGAAAACACCGGAACTGTTCCACCAAACTATTTGCGTGATCTAATCGGCATAATTGATTCAAGCCGTCCATTTATCGATTCAATCGAGCGAGCACCACTACCAGCAACAGGAATGAAAATTTTCACACCTAAGTTGGGCACACAAGCAACTGTTGCAGTAACTTCAGAAGGTTCAGAGTTTTCATCAACTGACACCGCTGTTACATTCCAAGAGGACACAATCGTCAAGTTCGCTGGAGCAAATGTTGTAAATGTTGAGTTGTTTGATCGTTCAGACCCAGCATTCGCAGAATTATTGGTTCGTGAGTTAGCTGCATCTTATGCACAAAAGACCGATCAATATGCTGCACAAATTGCATCACAGAATGCAAGTGCATCAACTGGCGCATCAATCTACGCATCAATCGTTGATGGAATTTCTGATTCCTATGGCGTAATGCGCTTTACACCTAACCGACTATTGGTTGCTCCTTCAGGTGGAACAAACGGAATTGACTTTGCTGGATTACTTGCAGCAACAGCTGATAGCCGTCCACTATTTGCAGCAGCAGCACCACAAAATGCTGCCGGCGTGATTACACAAGGATCAACAAACGGCACAGTTGCTGGACTTGATTTAGTTGTAAGCCCTAACTACACAGGTGATGATGCTAACGCCAAGCATGCTTTGGTTTATCCATCACAAGCAATGCGATTCCACGAGAGTGGCACAGTAGAACTTCGTGCCAATATCGTTGCAAACGGACGCATTGAAATTGGTATCTACGGATATGTTTGCGTAGTTAATCGCTACCCAACCGCATTCCGCAAGCTAGCAGTAGCCTAATTTAACTGAGTGCCTGTGGTTGCTCCCGATCACAGGCATCCATTAATGGGAGTTTAGAGAGGAACTTATGCCTACAATTATAACCGCAAGTCAATTGCGTTCCGTATTGGGTGTAAGTTCCGCTCTTTATGATGACACTTATCTAAATCAAATTATTGACACAGCAGAAACAGTTATTCTGCCAATGCTAGTTACATTCAAAGCACCAATCGAGAAAGTATCGCTGTCAGACAATGTTGCTACATTTACGACATTGGGAATACATGAATTTACGGAAGGACAATCAGTTGTCATCACAGGATGCGGATCGCCTTACAACGGAACAAGAGCAGTCTTGGCAGATAATCTTGGACAATATACCTTTTCGCAATCGATCACTAATGCCGATATACTCGAAGCTAATGTCATCCCATCCGGAACTGCTGCCCTATCTGGCGCATCAACTTATGTTGGAAACGCAGCTGTTCAATCAGCCGTCTATACAGTTTCAGTCGAAGTCTTCCAAGCCAGACTTGCAGGCGGAGGACAAATTGAAGGAGTAGATTTTACTGCAACTCCTTTTAGAATGGGTCGATCATTATTTAATAAATGCGTTGGATTATTAGGCAGTTATATGGATACCGAAAGCATGGCTCAATAAATGCCAGCATCAACAATTCTTTCATCAGTTAGACAACCTCTTGCAACTGCATTAGCAGGCGTGGCTGGAAATGTTTATGCTTATGTTCCAGAGTCAGTCATTCCACCTGCCGTTGTTGTCGTGCCTGATAGCCCATACCTAGAATTTGACTTAATCAATAAAACAGTTATTAAAACTAAAATTAATATGACCATTACAGCTGTTGTTGCTTACAATAGCAATCCAGCATCACTCGACAACATCGAGCAACTTATCATGAGCATTCTGGCAGTTATTCCAAATGGATATATTGTCGGATCGGTCGAAAGACCTACTGTTACTACTATTGGTGCATCAACAATGTTGATCGCTGATATAAGAGTTTCAACTTACTACACACAAACAAACTAAGGAGTCAAAGTGCCTACCACAGTAATCACGGGCAGAGATGTTACCTTCACTATCGGTGGTAACGCATTCGATGCTCAAGCAACAAGCGCAGTTTTAACTGGAACAACAAACCGCCAAACCTATGAAACTTTGGATGGCAAATCCTACAAAGTTATCGACAATGATTTCACACTTGCTGTTGAAATGTTGGCAGACTGGGGCGTAGCAGGATCTCTATGCGAGATTCTATGGTCAGCTTCAGAGTCAGCACCAAACACAGGTATTAACACAGTATTTACAGCTGCATCAGGCGCAGTCTTTACTTTCCAAGTATTGCCATCATGGCCATCAGCAGGTGGAACAGCACCAGATGCACAAACAGTTTCTTTGACATTCCAAGTAATTGGCGTGCCAGCAGAGAACTTCGCTTAACAATTAGAAACGGGAGCAAAAAATGAAGTTACCAATTACAATTGAATACAGCTCAGGCGAACAAGCTACTTATACAGCCCAACCGCCTGAGTGGCAAAAGTGGGAAAAGTCAACTGGAAACACAATCGGTCAAGCCCAAGAGAAAATGGGAATATCTGATTTAATGTTTTTGGCATACCATGCACATAAAAGAGAAGCTGCTGGTAAAGCAGTCAAACCTTTTGAAACTTGGTGTGAAACAGTTACAGATGTAATTGTTGGTGATGCAAACCCAAAAGCCACCCAGCAGGAAGCCTAAATCGCTTATTGGTTCAACTGGCAATAGCCACAAAGATTCCAATGAGTGAATGGGTTGATGCAGATGACATTATGACAGCGTTAGAGATATTGGAGCAGAGGAATGGCAAGTGAAGCAATCGCTTACAATCGCTCTGACTTGCGCGATATTCTTAAGGCTTTCAAAGCGATGGATGACCAAGCAACAGAGGAAGCAAGAAGTCAATCTACTGCTTTGGCGTATTTTGCATCAGAGGAAATTAAACAAGCTGCTGCAACACGAACAAAATCTGGCAAAGCAGCGCAAAGAGTCGCAGATGGCGTTAGGATCTCAAAGTCATCTAAGATCGGTGAATTTAGATATGGATTCGCAAGTCAGAAATTTTCAGGTGGTGCTACTACGCAAACCCTATGGGGTGGCCTTGAGTTTGGTTCAAATAAATTCAAACAGTTCCCTAGTTATTCAGGAAGGCAGGGTCGTGGATCTCGCGGATGGTTTATTTATCCAACCCTTCGCAGAATTCAGCCTGAATTAATTAATAAGTGGGAAGCAGCATTTGATCGTATCCTTAAGGAGTGGGGATAATGGCAACCGGTAATCGCACACTCAAACTCTCAATCCTTGCCGATGTTGATGAGTTAAAGAAAAGTCTAAAAACTGGCGAAACTGAAGTAAAAGGATTTTCTGACAAAGTAAGCGACTTTGGAAAGAAGGCTGCTGCTGCTTTTGCCGTAGCTGCTGCTGCCGCTGCTGCCTATGCCACTAAATTAGCCGTTGATGGGGTCAAGGCTGCAATAGAGGATGAGCAAGCACAGTTAAGGTTAGCGAGCGCATTACGAAGCGCTACAGGGGCTACAGATGCCCAAATACAGGCTACTGAGGATTACATAAGCCAAACTTCGTTAGCGGTAGGAATTGCCGATGATGCTTTAAGACCAGCATTCCAAAGATTATCTGTTGCAACTGGCGATGTAACCAAATCTCAACAATTATTAAATTTAGCAATTGATATTTCAAAAGGAACTGGCAAAGATCTAGGTGCTGTTACTGAAGCTCTATCTAAAGCCTATGGTGGTCAAGATACACAATTAGCAAGACTTGGCATTGGTATTACATCAGCTCAAGCCAAACAATTATCATTCCGCGAGGAAACAGAATTACTTTCAAACCTTTATGGTGGCGCTGCTAGCCGTAATGCTGAAACCTTTCAAGGTCGTATCGATCGCCTAAAAATAGGATTTGAGGAAGCCAAAGAAACTATTGGATTTGCTTTACTTCCAGTTATTGAAAGACTAATTGGATTTATATTTGAATATGGCACGCCAATAGTTGATAAATTTAGAGATGCTTTTAACATTATCAGAGATGCTATTGATAGAAATAGAGAGTCATTTAATGAATTTTGGGTATTGTTAAAAGATAGGGTTTTTCCTATATTGCAAACAGTATTTGGATTTTTACTTGATGTTGGTGCTAAGGCAGCAGCAGCAATTATTGATGCCTTTGGCAAAATAGTCGGAGCAATCACTCCAGTATTAAATTTCATTATTAGCGCAATCAACAAAGTTATTGATGGAATTAACTTAGTAAAAACTGGCGCAGATATTGGCAAGATAAGCCCAATTGGTGCAAGTGATGGCGGGTTTAGTGGTGGTGGCTTTGCAGGATTAGGCGCAGCTGGAGCAGGTGTAAGCGGTGGTTCAAGCGGTGGTGGTGTAGCTGGTGGATTTACTGGATTAGGCGGAGTTGGTGGCACAGGTGGTAGCGGTGCAGGTGGTGTTGGTGGAACTGCTGGCGCAACTAGCCTTAAAGATTTAGCAGATAAATTGTTAAGAGTTCAAGACAAATTTACAGATTTAACATTTCAAGTTGCAACAGGTGGAATTAGTAAATCAGCTGCTCAAAAACAATTTGATGCTTTAGAAAAGCAATTCAGAGTATTAGAAAAACAGGGCAATACATTGGCAGCCAATCCAAGTATTATAGTTAATATATCAGGCGCAATAGATCCTGAAGGAACTGCAAGGGCTTTTGCAACAACCTTAAATAGCCAAGCAGCTAGATCGGTAACTGCGTTACGAGATAGAGTCAATTAATGTCACAATTTACACCAGACTGGAAATTAACTGTCGGTGGGGTTGATTATACTGATATAACGATTTCAGATGTCCAACACCAAGCAGGTCGATCAGACATCTACCAACAGGCACTTCCTTCTTATATGCAAGTTACGCTGGTTGCATTAAATAACCAAACACTTCCATTTGACATTAACGACTCTTTTGATTTGCAAGTTAAAGACTCAACCGGATCTTATGTTTCATTATTTGGTGGAGATTTAACGGATGTTACAGTTGGAGTTTTACAAACAGGTGCAGCAGCCACAGTTGTTCAATACAC